AGGAGCTCCATAAAATATCTGCTGCAAAGGTTCATCATCCAAAGGAGAAAAAAACTTTTTAAAAGATTTTGCATGACTCTCAACTAAAGATGTTATTTTATTAAGATCACCTAGATGTAATTGATCACGATTTGCCATATACCAAAATAGATTTTGAGGTGTAAAAGATATGTTAAAGCCATTAGAAGTTTGATCACAACTGACACCATTTAAAAAAGCATGTTGTAACGATTCAATACGGCATTGAAGAGAATTAGTAGACAGCCTTTCTTCATCATATTCAAAAGTTGCCAAAGTGGTACTTGGATAAAAACCACAAAAAACAATTTTGTCATCGTTGGGATTAGATTTATAAATTCCTAAGATATAACATTCTTTCGCAGTTCTATCTTCAGAATGAGAAAAATTATTAATAATACCTAGAGATTTTAAACTAGGGTTCCACCTATACGTAGGACTAATTTGCAATCTCTGCTCATAGTCAAATCTACCGCCACCTTCAAGAGGAATTAAAAATATATAAAAAGGAGAATTACTATATCCTTCTAGAGAAAATGAACATTTTAATAAAACATCCTTTCTATTATTTTTACCTATCCGTTCAGATAGCAATTCTATTCCTAAGACATCGGGGAAGAATTGATTAGCCACTTTTACAAATTCTTCATAGCAGTCAAAGCAATTAAAGTACCCTTCTTTTTTTATCAGAGGAAAATCAGGAGAGTTTGTATTTATAGAAAGATATTCTTTAGCCATTGAAGTACTGTTTTTTTATCTGTTCGGCAAAAGCTTTAACTAATACTGGAGGTACTGCATTTCCAATTTGTCGCCATTGGTCACTAAATTTACCTTCAAATATATATTCATCTGGGAAAGATTGAATTCTTTTTATTTCTTGTATTCTCAAGAATCTATTTTTCCAATGGAAAGGGCCCATATTATTAGAAAAACTAGCTTGGATAGTCCAAGATGGCTTACTAGGCGATAGCTTTAACAAAAAAGACCAGTACCTAGATCTCCATTTAAAAATAGGATTAGGATAGCCGCGTTCAGCGGTAAAGAAAAGATAATTATCACCTGGCGGGACTAACGGAAGCAGATCTTTATGTTTGGATCCTGCTAATTTATTTATATCCTCCGGTAGGTCAAAATCAATATCATTTAATACATCGCCGCAAGTTACCCACGGTGTTAAGCCTTTATCGGCATTCTCAGAATGAGTTTCAGGACGATATATAAAGTCATCCATACCTTTTTTTACACCGACACATATAAAACGTTGACGTATTTGAGGCACTCCATAGTTCGCAGCATTAACCACCTTATACACGATCTTATAGCCTAAACGTTCACTTTCTGACTTAACCATTTCAAGGGCATCTTTGTGTGGTTTGAAAACAAAGCCAGCAACATTTTCAAAGAAGAAAAATTTAGGATTTAGTTCCTCTAGCGCCCTAAAATAATTAGAGACTGTAAGAAAACCACTTTCATCTTCAATTCCTCTTTTTTTATCGGTTAAATAAAAACGTGATTTAGAAAAAGGCGGACAAGGAGGGCCACCTACTAATCCATCTATTTCACCAAATTCTTGCTTGATTTTTGAGAAATCAACTTCTGCAATACTTCCACATATGACTTTAGATTGGGGATTATTTTTAATGAAAGTATCACATGCCACTTTCCAATTGTCGTTAGCAACAATAGTTTCAAAACCAGCAAGGTGAAATCCTAAATCTATTCCACCTGCACCAGAGAATATGCTTACTAAACGAGGCATTATATATGTTTAATTAAATGTTCAACAAATTTTTGACCTAATAAAGATGGTACTGCATTACCGAGTTGTTTTTGGATCACTCGTCGAGAACCTACAAATTCGTAATCAATAGGAAACGTTTGTATCGCTGCGACTTCTGGAACTCTTAATCTTCTATTATTCCAATGGAATGGGCCAACCCAAGGACCAGGCTGTGCTGCAATAGTCCATGACGGCTGTAATGGATGTAACTTAAGGAGAAAATTCCAAAACCTTTTGTTTGCAATAAATTTAGGATCTGGATAATTGTCTCTTGCACTTAAAGCTATATAATTATGACCAGGAGGAACTGCATATAGTTCTTTTTCATAAGTTTTACCTATAACTGATTCCTCCGGTTCAGGCACTGCATTTTCATCACCAAATCTTCCAATCCAATTTAAAACGTTTACAGATTTTATTTGCTCATCGCTTAATGTAGGAATTTGGGATTCAAATTTTTTGTTCTTTGATGCGAGAAAAATAACTCGTTTGCGTTTTTGAGGTATACCATAAGATACAGCATTAGCCAATGATAATTGTAAGTTATATCCAATTTTAGATGTAAACTCAATTATAAAATCTACCATTTTTCTATTTGTCGGATGCAACATACTCTCAACATTTTCCAAGAGGAAACCATCTGGTCTAATTTCAGAAATTAAACGAAGATATTCACCTACCATATTTCTTTCGTCATCCACTCCTTTACGCTTGTCATTGGTTACCCAATAACCAGCTTTAGAAAAAGGCTGACATGGAGGACCTCCAACTAGAATCAATTTTTCAGGATTATTTTTTTTGAGAATATTAGAATAAAATGCTGCGTTAATATTTCTTATGTCTGCGCAATGATGTTCAGAAAACATAAAAAACTTATTATGCTTAAGAGTCTCAATCGCTGCAGGTTCAAAATCTAAAGAAGAAATAACTTTAACTCCTGCCATTTGCGTTCCAATATCTAAACCACCACAGCCTGAGAACAAAGATAATGCATGAATTTTAGATTGCTGAATACAATCTAATTTAGGTAGACAAGAATAATTTTGATCTTCAAAAGGAATATATATGTATCTTTCATCCTCTCTCAAGCCAGAGAAGGATTGCAATAAAGCATCTAATTGATGGTCACAAATATGCTTCAATTTATCTTTACAAAATCTATATTCCATTGTCAACAGGGCAAAATAAAAACTCTTTCGTAGCTCGCAAGGCCGACCAAAGCCCTTATAGACTATGAAGGAGTTTACCTTAATATTGTGAGCGGCACGACGCCGTTTTCTTCGTTCAAACCATTGGTCTATTTTGCGAGGATAAGCCTCTACTAGCTTGCAAAGATAACATTAATTTCGGAATAATTTATCTTTGCTTTGCAAAATTACTTTAGACTATGGGAAAGAATCGTGCGCAGGTGAGTTAAATGTTAGTTAAAAACTCCGCTGACCGAATGGTTTAATCAAATTGTATGGGCAAAGTTTTCTGAATAAATCTTAGATGAGGTCAGTACCATACCCGAAGTTAGGAATGATAAAGCACCAATATCATCTGAGTTAATAGCGGCATATAATAGGTGCAACCGCGCCAACGGGGACTCTCATGCTGAGACCTCAAATAAGATTATTTGCAAATATATGAATTATAATTGATTAGTCAAAGATTTTCCTAAGTTCAAACAACATATTCAAAATTTTTGTATCTTCGCGGTGACTTAAGTACGGAAGCGTTAAGGGCGTTGAGGTATGGGTGGCCGGATGATATCTAAAGGCCATACACGACCGCCGTAACGGGTTATTAAGTTTCGTTTTGTGAAGTAGTTTGTCATTTCACTTGCCCAGACGTGGGTTCTGCCAATGTTTGTCCTACTGACAGAGGCGGAACTTTTTTTATAATACTCCGGTGTTGGATTTGCATTTCAGCTAGCTATAAAATTCCCGTAGTTGGGATGCTATAAGCCTCTCGATACGGGAACTTCTCGCAGCCGATGTAGAGGGTGTCGAAGGCGTCGGTGCCGTCGGTGCGGTGCTCGAGGAGGGCTTCTTCGCTCTCAGCGAGCTTTTCGCCTGACTTGTCTTTGCGGAAACCGTTGCGCCCACGGCTGACTCCTGCCGATTGGATGGCAAGGATTAGGTCTTCGTTGTTCGAGCGGTTGAAGAACGGCATGAGGCGCTGCTTTCCAGCGAAGCCCTGGTTGATGAGAAGGTACTTTTCATCGTGGCGCATCGGGTTGCCGAGATAGACCGGTTCCACTTGCCAACCATGCTTTTCAAATTCGTGGATTACTACCCAGCGAAAATCTTGCTCGTTGACGGCATAGTTTGAGCCGAGAGCGGTGGCATCGTAATAAAACACTACGGTTTTGTTGCGATGGTCGCGGTAGTAGTCGCAAAAGTCGGCAACGAGTGCCGGGATTTTGCGCTCGAATTTCACGTAGAAAGATTTGATGACGTTGAGCCGACGCTCACAGGGTTGCCCCGCAACAATCCAATTGATATTTGCATTGTAGTCCATACCGATGCAAATTGGAGCGTCGGGGTCAACGTCGCTGTCGCTTGTTGAGTTAAGAGTTGAGAGTGAAGAGTTAAGATGGCTGTCAGCCAACTTCTTAAACTCTGCGTCGAGGGTGTCAAAGTTGCTTGCATCGTACTTATGGGCTTCGCGCATAGACGAATAAAAACCGTCTTTGGCAATTCCGATCCTCTGACAAAGGATAGAGGTTTGGAAGGTCAAAGGCGTGAGGTCGCGCTTCATTTGCTTGATGTAGTTTTCACCAAGCAGTTGCAGGTTTTCTATTGAGGAATATTCCTTATAGTAAACCGCAACAGAGCGCATCTTATTGAGGTTAGTATCGAGGCGACGGAGGTAGCCTTTCAGGTATTCGGGAACGGTTTCGCCACGATTATTGAGTTGGCGGATCCGTTCCTTTGTTCGCCAAATTTCATAGACCGTACCCTCAATAGTTTTTATCAGTTCGGCATCCATCTTGTCGCGATAGTGCAAGAACCAGGAGCCGCGCTGCGTCTGCGGCATATCGCTCAAAATCATGATTGAGTGATTGAACGAATGATGACCGAAATACGATTTAATACCGCCGTTGGCAGGTAGCGTTTCATCTTTGAGCTTCTGATAATCAATGAACTTAGCTTCATCGACGAGCAGCCACGAGAGAGTCAACGAGTTTGACGAGCCGGGGCGGTCTTGCGAGATGATGATGGCGCACGAGCCGTTGTAAAACGATATGACGTGTTCATAGTCGCTCGGTTGGATTATCGGTTGCTTGAACGATTTGGGCGGTTTCCGACCAATCACATAATGCACACCGTTGAGAAATCCCCAACGTTTCCAAGCAGCGAGCAAACCCGGGATGGTGTTTGTCAGACCGTGTTTGAAAGTTGGCACACAGATGCCGCCTGTGCTGCCCGGCATACGCTGCATATTGCGGAGCACGAAAGGCGCGGCGATGGAGTCCGTCTTACCTGTACGACGGCCGGCAACGATAACGGTGGTGTTGGCGCCGATGAGTTGCGTCAATCGCTGTGGCTTATTGAAATATATGCGTTTGTCACTCATTATCTTCCGGTTGCGAATTAGGAAATAAGGTATTCAGTTCGAGGTCGACTTCCTCAAACTGAACATCCTCAATATCAATGGTCTCGGCACGATACTTTTGTATCATAGCCGAGATTTTTTCTTGTATATTGGGAATAGGCTCGATGCCGAGAACACGTGGATCATCGGTAGCCGTGAATGGTTGCGGCACAATCATGTCGTAAGGCATGGCTTGTTCATCTTCCAGGTCAACGCGGTTGTGCTTGGCATAGGATGACGCCGCCCGTTCCATGGTCTTCGTATCCTTGCGCTTCTCCGCCATCTTGTAAGTGGCGAGAATCATCTCATTGTATCGCCAGCGGTGGAAATCGCGGCTTGCGGTAGCAAGTGTCGGCAGAAGCGTTTTGCATATTGCAAGATCGCTGTAAGCCGTAACACGAGAAATGGGATGGCGTTGCATGACCTCGGCAACGAACTCGCGGTCTGTGCCGTCGGGGTTAGAGATGAACCAGTTGTACATCTCACGCACACGCAACACCTTCTCCACAATGATTTGCGGATAGCGCTGCGCAAGCTCGTCCTCCTTGGTGAAGAGGTCGGCACGGCAAACTTCTATGGCACTTGGTGTTGACATTATTCGTCGTCCTCCATATCAAGTAAATTGCGGTGTGCATTTTCGATGGCGAGTGGAGAGCCGACTTGGGCAAGCATCATCTCCTGAGAGTGAAGCTTGACCTTAGATGCGGCTTTGCCACGTCGATAGGCTTTCGACACGTCGGTTGTGCGGTCAGCTATGTCTGAGCGCAGCACATCAGCCGGAATATCAAGTATTACGGCGATGTCAGAAATTTTGAGGTAGATACTGGCGTATTTTTCAATCTGCTGTAATACGGTCTCTGAATAAGTCATTTAGCGGAACGGAATGATTAGTGATTAAATCGTTGACTTGCGCAAAAAGATTGTCGAAAATAGCCGGGTCGGTGCTGATAAAAGCAGACTCGGCACGGTTGCCTCGGGTAAGGTTCTGCGAGGTAACAACGGAAACCTTGGTGCCGTTATCGCCCTTAACCAGAAGGATTTTAGAGTGGTTGTCAGCCAGATAAGTGCGCTCAATAACTTGGATGATGAAGCTCCAGAGTTTGAGCGTCTTGTTGGTCGCCTTATGGTCGAGCACAAGATTAATGCGGCTGATTTTTTTGTCGCGAGTGATGAAATAGAGTCTGCGAAGGAACTCTTCGGAGATGGAGAAAGATGTTTGCCAGATTTCGGCTACACCCACTTGCGCCAATATCCACTCCAGTACGTCGGCAACTTGCAAAGCTGTCGAAAGATACGCCTGAAACGGTTTCTCTGATAGCGGTTTCAGAATGTCGGATATTGAAGCAGTGCGTTGCATTATGACTTAGCGGCTTTCTTCGATTTGGCTTTCGATATCGTCGAAACGGGCGTGGCGGCGGCATCAGCCGAGGGGTCAGAAGAAATGACGTAATGGTCATACGCCTCCCAGTTTGCGTGTAACTTTTTATCGAGCTCTATAAGTTCTTTGAGGAACGGATAGCGCTCGCTGTCGGGGCAAGTAGAGTCTTCGGTTGACATTGTGCGAAGGCGAAGATGCAGCTCGCGCATACGTTGCAGAAGCGATAGGTTCTCAACGTACTTCGCCTGAATATCCTCCGGAAGTTGGTCGTGGTCTGAACGCTTACCTTTTTGCGGTTCCTCGTCGGCTTTAGCTGCGAGAGGAATGTGTTCAGCCACAATTTCCTCGACTTGGGTTTCCATCTCAACGACCTGAGCATGGGTTAACTCCTGCACACGGAAGTTGTAATACTTCTGAAGCTGATACTCGATAAAGTCTTTGCGCTTATCGAGAGCCGCAATGATGTTGCGGTACATGATGGCATTGCCACTCAGTTTCAGGAGGTAGAGAGCGCCGACGCTGTAGTCGCGCTCATCGGCGGCTGTCTCCAGCCATTTGCCTATAAGTTCAGTGAATTTGTGATCCATTATAGTTTGTTGTTGATCCCGGTGAAGAACACGAGGTTTTTGCCGAGAGGTTCGAGAAGATTTTTCATTGAAATCATTGTGGCGCCGGTAGTAACAAAATCGTCGAAAACGATAATGTTACTTTCCGTAGGAGGTTGTGCGCCAAAGGAGAACACCGCCCCGACACGATGCTTGGAGTGGCACTGCGCCACATCCTCGTAGAACGGGATGTGCAGTATCTCACCGATTTGCGCTGCAATGAGCGAAGCAAAATTGTGCGTCTTGTGGCGTCGCTTTGGTGACGTAACGATGCACCAGTCGCCTGAGGCGAGCGAGTGCCCGAGCACCTGACCGATTAGATTGGCGACGCCTGTGGCGAACCGCTCAATCATCGAGTCATCCGCCTTAATCTCCGTGAGAGTGCGACCGTAGAGCGACTTCTTCCAGAGCGATATGATGCCGAAAGATGGATGGCGATAAGAGATGCGCACCTTGTTCGGGGCGAAGTCGCAACGCGCTTCAATAGCATTTCCCTCGTGCCATGCCTTATGCTTCTTTTCGGCAAAAAGGTCGGACTCGCGCGGTTTGGATACTACAACGTCAAGTTCGGGAACTTCGAGAGCAGGAACAGAGATGTCGTTAAGCAACTCGTTCAAGTCAATCGCTCCGGACTTGACGTTATCACACATGGTTTTCGGGATTAAGCGGCACTGCAATCAATATCTCCATCCTCCGTTGCAAGAGTGCCAACGTAGAAAGGAGCCGGCACCTCGTCGGTAGCCTCGGCATTGATAGTGGTGGAAGTTGTACCGGTTGCGCCTTGACCTAGGTCTTGCGCCACGGTAGACTTAGTGAGCCATTTTTCAGAACCGACAACACGATACTTGTCTTTCATGTCTTGGACTACAAAGACGTTATCGTTGTTGTTGATGTAAGCAGCGGCAGCAGAAGCTTCCTCGCCCACGCCGGGGTGAACGGCAACCAACTTGTTGAGTTGGGTTTGGCTTGGGA